TGAATTATTTAGTGTTTCTTTTATAATAATTGGTTTTTCAGGATAATTGACATCAATGACTGTTAATTTATATTTTTCAATTATATTATAATTAATTGCATCTTCGTTTGAAACTAAATTTCCTTGATTACATTTTTTGATACGTCTAATAATTTTAACCTGGTTGAATTTATCTTTTAAAATTAATTCAAATATATATGTTTGTGAATCAATTTCATTATTTTTATAGGTGTATTTTGATTGTTCTGATTTCTTTTTTTGAATATTATAATTAATTTCATAATTATAATTCATCTATCTTATAATTACTAAACATTTTTTTTTAATTTGGTGGTGATGCAAAAATTTTATTTTGATCTAATCCAGTATAAAAACATGAGCACATAGTATATCCCATATCATTTTTTGTAAATTCAATATAAATATTATCACTACGTTGTATTGAACTAGATTCGTGTTGATTAATTTGTCCTTCTAATTCAAAACTAGTCAATGAATCAGATGGATGGATACTAATTGAAGCTTTATAATTTTGAATATCACATAATTTAATTTTATGAGATAATTTAATAATATGACAATATTTATTTTCTTCTAAATTTCTAAAATATTTTTTACCAATGGATTGACCATTTATAATTAATTCAAAAAGATATCGACATGAATCATTATTTGGATCTGAAAAACCATGTTGATTTTTAGTGTATCTTATTTGAACTGGATTTGTTATATTATTTAATGTTACAATTCTTTCTGATAAACCTAAATTAGGATAATTAATTTTAGATGATAACATTGTATATAATAATATATAAATATTTTTTTAACTAATAATTGATTTTAGTTAAATTACATATAAAAATTTTCACACCTATTTTAAATGTCAAATAATGAGTCTAAATGTTTATCATGCCATATAATTGGATTTAACCCATATTCTAAAAAATCATTTGTAGATAAATTAAATGCAAAAATATTTAATGTTATTGATTTAGATGTTATTAATCAAGAAATATTAAAAAAACCAGAACTGGATAAAATGTATCAACAATATCAAAAACTTAAAGATGATAAAAATGATAAATTTAAAGAAGTTGATAAAAAAATGAGTACATTTTGGGAACAAAATTTTAAAAATACTATTGATTCTAAAGTTAATCAAAAAAAAATGAATATATTAGTCGGTCAAAATAATCATTATAAAAGTTTATCTAAAAGAATTAATATTGATTGTACAAATAAATTTATTATAAAATCTAACATTGATGAAGAAGTTAAAGCTTGGATTAAATATAATTTAGAAACTTATCAAAATCAAATTATTGAAGGAAATTTTCCATTAGATTATATAAATTATAGTTTCTTACATAAAAAAAGACAAATAATTGAATCAACTTATTCTAAAATAGGTTATATTGAAAAAACTATTGATCAATTAAATACTATTGTTAATTTAATTGAAAATTCAACTAAAAATGATGGTAATGAAATGTGGATAAGCATGAAAGAACCTTATAATGTAAGTTCTTTAATTCATCCTAAATTAAATAGTAAAATTGTAGCATTTAGTGATCCAAATGTTGCATTATTAAATTCAATTAATTTTGTTGATGGTGAAGTTAAAAAAAATTATAATGGTTCTGAAATTAGTCTAAAAGAATTAAAACCAAGTGGCATTAAAAAATTAAAAACCAGAAGATATTTATATTTAGTAGAAAAAAAAACATTTATTCCTCATGAAAATGGAAATAATCAAAAGTTCTTCTCTCAATTACCAGTAAAAATATTAGCTAAGGAAAAAATAGACAATGTTCATGATTTTTTTATTAGTGAAAACTAATATTTTGAAACGATATAAATATTATTTGATATATTCTTATAATCAAAGTTTTCTATTTGTTCAAAACTTAATTTATCCTGAAGTATTATGAATTTTTTAAAAACAAAATTATGTTCTATAATATTATTATGATCTACAAATATATTCCATTCTTTATCCATAAGTAAATTATTTTTGATTGAATCAACTTTATTAAAAATAATTTTTTGATCTTCTATTTCTAATATTATATTGATATCATAATCTGATATTTGTATGATTCCAAACATTTTTTGCCATTTATTTTTTAGTATTTTATAATCAGAAATATATAAACAATTTTTATTATATTCTATTTTTATTTTATCGTAATCAAAATTTATTTTAATATAATTATTATTTATTGAAACCAAACTTAGAAAATTTATTATTTCTACTCCAATATCTATAATTTTAAATTCAGTATTAAAAGTTATATTATTAATATCATCATTTAATATTATTTGATTTTTTAAATTTAAGTTAGATAACATGAAACCATCTGTAAAATTATACAAATTATGATAAATTGAATTTTCCTTTTTTAAAGATTCTATATATTCTTTAATTGATAATAACTCATTGTGAGATAATATATTTTCATAATCATTTTCACTATTATTTAAAATTTTATCAATTATATTATCATCCATTAGAATAATCTATATTTTTTATTAAATATATATAAAAATAAGTTTATATTAGTTTATAATATGACTAATTCTCCAGAAAAAACAAAATTATGGATGGATAAAATTAAAATGGAAAACAATAATGATTTTGAAGTTTTAGTAGTTAAACCAGGTTCAATTCAAAACGTATCTTGGATGGATCCAAATTATACTAATAAATTAATTGAACTTGATTTATTTAAATCAGTTACAACAAATCAGGATAATTTTTTTGAAGTTATATCAGTAAATTTAGATGTTGATAAATACAAAGTTAAGGAATTATATGTTAAAAATGAAATAATAGGTGAAGAACCATATTATGTTTATGAAATGATTTATATTGATTTAGAAAAAGAACCACAATATCATACAGATGAAAATTCAAATGAGTTTGCTTCTTTATTAAATATTAATGGTGATAAAGTATATTCAAATGTTATTTTATTTAAAAATTATTTACCTCCTCTTACTGATTCAATGTATTTAGAATCAATAACAAAAAATGATATTGCTAGATTATTACGAAAAAGAGTTCATACAACTATTGTGACTTGCAATGAAGGTAAATGGGAAGAATGTGAATGTGTTGGTGATTTAAATAATTTTGCGAACCATTTTTTTGAAGATGAAAAATGTGATAAAATAGAAATTCCATTTTTGATGCATAATATAAATATTTGGTTTACTACTGCCTTAGATGGTGATAAAACATTATGCGGTACACTAGTTAAGCAACCGATTGATAAATGTATATGGTTTACAATGAAAACAGATGAATTCAGAGGAAATCTAACACTAGATGAAGTTAAAAAAATTATTTATTTATCAAAAATATTATCTAGTTTCATGACACCGAGTGATTATACAGAAGAAAAGATAGATGATCTTGGTAGAAAAATTATTTTTAATAAATATAAAGTATTAGATTTGTTATATAATAATAATCAAAATATTTAAAATGAGTTTAATTAACTGTTTTTTAATTAAAATCTTATAAATAGTAATGGAAAAAGAATTTAATTTTAATGATGATAGTGAAATTGGAACATCAGTATCAAAATTAAAAAATAATATTGATATTAAAAATACCGAAACAGATATAGATTATGATAAAATTTTAGCAAATTATAATAATTCTGATACTATTAACACTAGAACAAATTTTAATTATGATTCAGTTAGAAATAATATGAATACATTTACTTCCACTATTACAGATGTTAGACCTAAGAAAAATATTAATATGTCTCAATTTGCTAAAAATGTTGAATCTGATTTACAAAAAGTTAATATTAATGGATATAATTATAATGAACCATTACCTGTAAATTATTCTAAAAATCTTGTTCAGAATACCCAATTACAAAAATTAGAACAAACAATTAATTCAACTCCGGAGATTATAAATAACAAGCCTATTAAAAAAGAAAAACCTAATATTATGAAGGAGTATAAAGATATTATAATTAATGTTTTAATTTTTAATTTATTAAATAATAAATTTATTATTGAATTTATCTATGATAAAATACCATTTGTTAAAAAATATAATAGTCCTTATCCAAATTTAATAATAAGAAGTATTTTATTTGGCTTAATTATTTGGTCAATAAAAAAATTTAATATCTAAATAAATTTAATGAAATTATATCTAATTTTATTAATATTATTAGGATTGATTTTAGTTATGTGTTATTGTGATAAACAAAAAGAAGATTTTACTAACTTCTCTAGTCCTTGTGGTAATTATCCAGAATTATTATTAAAAGTTATGAAAGAAAGAAAAATGAGTGATTCTAAAAAATATGATTTATATGTACCATGTTCATACAATGATTGTGAAAAAGATATTTTAGCATTTGAAAGTGATAAAACTGGAAAGAAATTATTTTTAATAGATGGATGTGATAAAATTGGTTCTAAATTAGCTTTATGGGAATTGTTAAATGAATTTTATGGTGATAAAGCAACTGATTATATGCCTAAAACATTTTTATTAGAAAATAAAGAAGACTTGAAAAATTTTCCGGCGCATTTTAAAGCAAATAAAGCAAAAAGATGTGATCAAATGTATGTTCTTAAAAATTATGAACAAAGACAAGAAGGTATTAAATTAACACGAGATTTAGATGAAATTATAAATGGATTAAGTAAAGGATGGTATTTAGTGCAAGATTATGTTTATAATCCTTATATAATTGATAATCGTAAAATTAATTTTAGATACTATATGTTGGTAACATGTTATCAAGGTAAAATAAGTGGGTATATTCACAAAGATGGTTTTTTATATTATACTCCAGAATATTATGATTCACATGATATATCATTTAAAAAACATATAACAACTGGATATATTGATAGAAAAGTATATGAAGTCAATCCATTAACACTTCAAGATTTTAGAGATTATTTAGAAAGTAAAAATAATGGTTCTAGTAAAATTTGGGATAAAAGTGTTGAAAAACTAATGAGTGGAGTTATGCAAGCAATTAGTAAAAAAATATGTAAAAATAAAAAATTAGATAACCATTTTAAATTCCAATTATTTGGTTGTGATGTCGCACCAGATAATCAACTTGGATGTAAACTAATGGAAATAAACAAAGGTCCTGATTTAGATGCTAAAGATGAAAGAGATAAACAAGTTAAATTAAGAGTACAACATGATATGTTTAAAATAATTGATCCAGTTGATGAAAACGAACCTAAAAATACAAGGTTTGTTAAAATATTTTAGTCTAAATATTATTAATATGAATAATAATTCAGAATTAAAAGTATTTAATTCAGAATCAAAATATGGTGATGATGAAAAATTTGAACCTTGGTCAGATCTAAATATATTCTTTCCAATAGCTAGTAAATTAGTTGATCCATTATACAATTTAGGACTAACACCTAATATGGTTACAATTTTAAGTACTATATTTACATTTTTATCTATTTATTTTTTACATTTAGATAAAAGAATCCATGCTGTCATTTCATATTTTATTGGATACATATTAGATTGTGTTGATGGAAAAATGGCTAGAAAATATAATATGAGATCAGATTTAGGTATGGCTTTAGATGCTTCATCAGATATTATTTCACAGACATTTTTAATTGGATATTTATTATTAACAAGAAAATTTAATACTAAAAATATTATATTTTTTACAATAATTATATTTATATGTTATATATTTTCTGTTGGTTATGGATTAAATGAAGCCATTGCATCATATGAAGCAACTGGGTCTGATAACTTTTATGAAAGACGTAGAAAACAATTTGAAGGAAAAGGTTGTGGTTTAGAAAGAGTATTATATGACTTATTTTTAAAAATTAATGAATTAAATTATAAAGTATATAGATCTTGTTTTCCAACTTTTAATAAAGAAAAAATTTTTTCTAAATTAAAAATATTTAAAAATTTTGGACCTGGTAACATAAATATATTTTTTTCAGGTATATTATTGTTTATTTAAGAGAATTACCAAATTATATTTTTATAAAATAATTTTATAAAAATTTACTTAAAAAATACATTCATTTTATTTTAATGATTATTGGAGTTTTTGATTCTAATTGGAAATATTCATTAAATACACCATATGAAGAACCATTAGGAGGAACACAAAGTGCTATTTGTTTTTTTCTGGAACAAATGAGCTTGAGAGGACATCAAACTTATCTATTTAACAAAATTAATCAAATTTCTTATATTAGAAATGTTATTCATGTACCTGTGGATTCATATTACAATTATATTCAATTTAATAATTTAACATTTGATTTAATTTTAGTTAGTTGTATTCCTCATGAATTAGCTACTATTAAAATTAATCTATCAAATAACAAAACACTATATGGTCTATGGACAGGTCATGATGTTGATCAAGAAGCTTCAAAGCAATTTGAGCATTATAAATTAAAAGATTTGATTGATATTTATATTTTTGTAAGTGAATGGCAAAAAAAAAGATATTTAATTGAATATAAAATAAATGAGAGTAAATGTATGATTTTGAGAAATGGTATTGCAAAAACATTTGAACAATATTTAGATAAACCAAATAATAAAAAGAAAAACTCAATGACTTATTGTTCTATACCATGGAGAGGATTAAATTTATTACCACCAATATTTAGTAAAATTAAAAAGAATTTTCCAGAATCTACTTTAAAAATATTTTCGGGAATGAATATTTATCAACAACAAGATAGTGAACAAAATTATGAATTATTTCAAAATATTGATGGAGTTGAATTTAATCAAGGTATTAATCAGACAAAATTAGCTGAACAACTTTATAATATCGAATATTTAACTTATCCAAACACTTTTCCTGAAACTAGTTGTATTACTGTTTTACAAGCTATGAGTTGTGGATGTTTAGTCATTACTTCTGATTTAGGAGCATTAAAAGAAACAATGGGTGATCTAAATTATTATGTTGAAAATCCAGATGATATCAGTAATTATTTAGATAACTTTATTATTAAACTTGAAAATTTAATGAATATGTCTGAGGATGAAAAACAGGAAATTAGAAATAAAAATAAAGAATATATTAAAAATAATTATACCTATGATTTAATTTGTTGTAAATTTGAAAAAGACTTTGAAAATTTTAAAAATAAATATGATAAATTAATGTTAAATCATGATCTTAAAATATCAAATGCACAAAATTTTTATGAAAATAAAGAATATTTTAAGGTTATTCAAACACTTATTAATTTAAAATATTTTAATCATATTAATGATTATTATTCATATGTTACTTTATTAGGATTATCATATCATGGATTAAAACAATTGAAACTTGCTAAAAAATATTTAAAAATATCTTTAAGTATAAAAGATGACTTTGTTAATAATAAAAATATAGCAATGATTGAATTAGATTTAGGAAATTTAGATAAATTCATTCAATTTGGTCAAAAAGCTTTATGTCAACATTTTGATTCTACATTAGCTACTTTAGTTGCACAAAATTTAGAACAAATTGGTAATTATCAAGATTCTATTGGATTATACACTGCTATTTTAAAATTGGATCCAGATAATATACCTGCTTACAATAACATTGGTAATTTATTTTTATTAATGATTACTGATGATAAAAATTTTGATCAAACAGTTGAAAATACATACAAAAAAGCGTTAGATCTAAGTATTAAAAATAATGATCAAAGAAAAGTTGAACTAATAATTAGTAATATTATTTTTAATAATTTATATAACTGGAAATTATCAGAAGAAGAATTATTTAATAGATCATGTATGTGGATTAATTATTTTAATAAAAAAGATGAATTACAACAAATTGTTTCTAATTTAAATAAAAATAAAATAATAAATAGAAAAATTAGAATTGGTTATATATCTTGTGATTTTATGACTCATCCTGTTGGTTATATGTTTGAAAGTATTTTAAAAAATCATAATACAAACAAGTTTGATATTTTCTGTTATGATCACAGTGATCCATTAAAAAGTTCAAATGATTTAATTAGTAAAAGATTACGATTATATGAAAATGCTAAATGGTATCAAATATTTAATAAACCTGATGATGAATTATTAAAATTAATTGTTAATGATGATTTAGATATATTAGTTGATATGATGGGTCATACTAGAAATAATAGAATGTATGTTCTTTGGTATAAACCCGCGCGAATTATGGTATCATATTTTGCCTATCCTGGTACAAATGGGATGGAAGAATTTGATTGGAAATTTACTGATAAATACGCAACACCTGAAAATTGTCAAAAATATTACAAAGAAAAATTATATTATTTACCAAATGGATTTCAATGTTATACACCACCATTTGATATAGAATCTAATAAAAATTATTCAAGGGATAAATATAAAATAAACTTATGTTGTTTTAACAATCCAACTAAATTATCAAAACCAACAATAGAAACCTTTTCTAAAATATTATTAAAATTACCAAATTCTAAACTATATTTAAGATATTGTTATTATTTATCTAGTTATTTGAGATCTATTATTGTAAAACAATTTGAAGAATTAGGTATTGAGGAAGAAAGAATCGATATCGGATATACTACACCTATTGAAGCATTAAAATTATATAATATTATGGATATTGTTTTAGATCCATTTCCATATAATGGAGGTACTATTAGTAGTGAAGCTATTTATATGAATACACCATTAGTAACATTGGAAGGTACTACTTATGTTTCAAGGGTTGGTGTTAGTTTATTAAGTAATCTTGGATTACAAAAATATATTGCTAAAACTAAAGATGAATATGTTGATATTGTTGTTAATTTAGCAAATAATACATCAGAATTAAGAATGTTACATCAAACATTAAGATTAAGAATGATGAATTCAGATTTAGCCAATTCAATAAATTTTACTAAAAATATTGAAAATGGTTATCAAGATATGATTAATTGTTATAATTTACAATCCATAACGCTCTAAATATACACTAAATTGGATCTCATGGAAGTTGTCGTTCAAGATATAATTCACGTTGAAGTTCTCTTTGATTTTCTGCTTGAATTATTCCTATAATATCATTTATAGTTATATTTTGTAATGGTATTCCAAGCTGAATAATTGCTCTATATAAATTAACATTTTGATTTGCATAAGCATCTGGAGTTAAACCCTGACTGATGTTCATAAAATTAGGTAGATCTCCAGCAAATATTGTAAATAAATTATATTGAAAATGTTCATCATTTGCATTAAGATTTAAAATAGATGGATATTGTCTAATCATACCTAAAATTCGATTTGCTTCATCGTCTACTGGTTTTATTCTAATTCTTCTTACTCTATTACGACCGGTCTGTGTCATAGTAGTTTTATTTATTTGTAATCCAGATGATAAAGTTAAAATACCTGGACCCTGATGTGTTCTAATTAGTCTTGAATCTCTTGAACTATAATCAGTCCATGTTGTATATCTACCTTGACTTGCATCCCAACCATCTTCATATTGATAAATGATAGCACCACCTATTTGATTTTTTATTTGAAGATACTTTTGTTTGTATTTTTTATACTTGGAATAGTAATCCATATATAAATAATTATATTTTTTTTATATATATTTAATTTATTTTTTTAAGAATATAAACTGAACTTACACCAAGTAATCCACTTAATAAAGTCCCCCAAATTGTATCAATAATTGATTCTTTAGTTCCAAATTCATTAATTGTTGCTTTATTGGTTCCATTATATATACCGTATATAATTAAACCTAATACTAACCCTTTAGTAAATATTTTAA